CAAAACGCCAAGTAATGGTTTCGGGAATACTGAACAGCTTTTTTAAACCTTCAGGAAACTTAGTGTGGTAAGCAGTATTGTACCTAATGCCACGTTTTGTAAGATATTTTCTAGCAGACATACCCAAAGGACCTTCTGTGGCGATGTGGATATAATCCGGATCAATCTCCTTGATCGTCTTCCCCACTTGCTTGGTAAAGGTAAGTTTGACTTCGTTATACTTAGGGCAATCAATATAGCGGTACCGCCCGGGATGAATATAATCAACGCGATAACCGTCCAGAACCGCACATGCCTCAATATTTTTGTAGGTTGTGACAACACCATTAATTTGGTCCGGTAAATTATCTGTTATTATCAATATCTTCTTGGTCATTTTCCAGTCCAAACAGCATATAATCCAGTCCTTGATCCATTCTCATCGTATATTTTACTCAGTTCTGTTCGTACCGCCGGAGCAAGTTCTCCTGATCCTGGCACAACATCAAAAGCAAAATAATGTATACCAGGCGGCCGACTTGGCCCGATATATTGTCCGCCCAATCGTCCCATGATGGTATCAATGTCTTTCTTGGCCCATTCCGGGTTATCAAATCGAGCCTCGTTTATTGCAACATACCCTCTGATCTCAACACCCGGAGTAGAGGCCAATCCCAACCAGTTTCGGCGGCCACCCGGGGTTTGGCTACGACCAGCAATTAATGGTCTTTGGAGTATGCTCAACGCAACACCATACATAGATTTGGCTATGCCTTGACCACGATAATCTTCATCCACAGTTATAGTATCAACTTGTAGGGCACCCTTCAATGGAAAATACGGAACATCTTCCAACACCAGTTTTCCAATCAAAAATCCCGGACCATCTTCACTTTGATTGTGTTCCCAATCTCGCAGTCTCCAGGCAAATTCTTCCCCATCTTCGTCTGGCATTTGCACCGGTTTTGGTGTGATATTGGCACTATCCCAAAGTTTGATAATAATACCATCTTCCATGTGATTGGCTTCTGTGCTATACATAAATGCATTTGTGCCTGGGAGTTTTTTGATGTTTTTGTCACCGGCACCTATTCGCAATGATTTTTTGCCACCGGTATATTCATTGCCGGGCATTCGATCAATTTCTCTCAGTATTTCGTGTGCTCTCATCTTGTATTTATATTTGATACTATTGTGATTTCTTTGTAGCAGACGATAATCTAGTAGTAGAGATTAAAAGTCTGTTTACTTTGAGTCGCGATCTTGATATCGTAAAACAGAAAATCCTTTCTGCTCAAACCAAGGGATACAAAGTTCTCCTCTTAGTATTTGATCGCTACGGACAGGTCGCACTGTCACAGGCTGAAATTGATCTCCTACTAACTGAATAATAATCCAATCACCATCGTGTGTTTCACACAGGGCGGTACACGATTCAACCCAGTCACCATCATTCATGTAGATGATGCCATCTATTTCTTTTATTTCGGCCGAGTGAATATGACCTACGATAACACCATCAAACCCACGCTTCTTACAGTAGCCTGCTAGGTTCTTTTCAAACTTAAAAATAAAATCTATGGCTCGTTTAACACGACGTTTAAGATATTTGCTTAAACTCCAATAACCAAAGCCCAGTCTATGTCTGATCCAATTGAATCTACTGTTGACACCCAATATAAAGTCATAGGCCTTGTCGCCTAAAAAACTTAGCCAGGGTGCTAATCTTGTTATACCATCAAACAAATCGCCATGTACCACAAGATAGTGTCTACCATCGGCGCCAATGTGTTCCGTCATGTTGCAGATTTCCACGCTGCCAAAACTGGCGCCATACGGTATCATGGGTCTTAGGAATTCATCATGATTGCCGGCCACATACACCACTCGAGTACCTCGTTTGGCATGTCCCAAGATCCTGCGTACCACGTTGGTATGTGTCTGTTTCCATCTCAGTCGGTTCTGTTGCATTTTCCAAGCATCAATAATGTCACCCACTAGATAAAGTGTTTCGCAAGTGTTGTGTTTTAGGAAATTGTTGAGGGCTTCGGCTTTGCAATCTTTGGTGCCAAGGTGCACATCACTAATGAAAATACTACGATAAGTCTTCATATAGTATTTACAGATATTATATGCAAATAATATTACAACTGTATTACAAAGGAAAAGGACCTTGCGGCCCTTTGTTTCTGGTTACGAGTTCCAGAGTGCACTCTATCGTTGTGCCCGGTTACATTTATTTAGTGTGTATATTATTACAATTTTGTTACGTTCCTGGACCTAAAAATATCTGTCTGGCACTTTTACCTGTGCCCACAATGCAGGCAATTTTGTCATTGTATTCCACCATGCTCCAAGAGCCGGTTTTTGAATTTACAAGTAAAACGTATTTGCTTTCTCGACCACGTCCGCTCCAAAATGGTTGTTCTTGGTATTGATCACTTAGGCCTTCAATGACGGTTTTGGGATCCGAACAAGTGACCGGTTTGTCTATTTCAATTAAATTGGATTGGGCGCTTGCTACTAAGCTGGTTAGGAATAATATCATCGCCACTGCTGATGTACGCATAGTGGCTCCTTTAAGATATTTATTTGATCAGTTTTTCGTTGATTGTTTTTTCACATTGTCCCGCAGTTTCGGGCATGATTCTCAACTGTGTACCACAACGATATTCACAAAGTCTCTTGCCTCGGTCATCAATTATGGTACTGATTAGGGTACAACTCTTTGCTTCAGCAACTATGGCAGGCGGATTGGTAATATTGATGTTCACCGTTTTAGGAGCATATGGTGCCACAATGGCTGCTGCAGTGGTTATACCTATTGCTAACTTACTAGGAGTCTTCATACAAGTATTTAAATACCTGCATGGTTATTTTAACTGCTTATACTATTTGTCTTCGGTGATCCAACGAAACCAATCACAACGTTGTAGTAGTGTGGCCATTTCGTTTGCGGGAATTTCGGTCTGTTGAGCTGCAAACTCTACAAAGTAGCTCCAGTCTTGCACCACATTGTCTCGGCCACTAGTCCACTGCTGATACATGTGATGCAACATACGTTCATTTATCATTGGGCTTCTCCGGTGGTGTTGAGGGTTTGGTTTGTTCTTTGGTCTCTCGTAACAATCTTTCTGAAGTAGGACTGGCACGCTTGCGAGCATTGCGTCGCTTGATTTCGTGTATGTTGGGTCGTCGATTAAACCAGCTCATATGCTAGTATTTAATCCTTACTCGAGAACATTTAAATACTAGTACAACTCTTATAATAATAATGAAAACCTCAGAGTTTATAGATTTGCTTCACGAATTAGGGGCAGGCAAAGTACTTGCTTTTATGCTGATTGTGGGATCAATTGCTGCTGCCGTTGCTCTCACCATCATCTATTTTCACGTGCACAGTTGATGCATCCCTTAGTTGTTTATATCTTGTGTCTGCTCTGGTATTTGCTTCTTCTAGTACTCTAGAGATTTCCTGTTGACGTAATATTTCTAGTGTGGCTCTAGCATTACCGTTTTTCCACTCAGGATGTCTTTGTTGTGCATCGTGTGCAATAACTGCCATCAACCCGCCAATGAACATCAACAAGAACAAAAAGAATCCACCAATATAGGCATCGGCTTTGATCTGTTTCATCCAGGCTTCGCGTCGTCTAGCCTCAGCAGCTTCCCTACGCATGTTGCGTTGAATGAATACCGATTGCTCTTTGTTCATACGCTCCATCATGTTATTAACATCAGTCCATAATGCACCCAGTTCGGGTGGCGACTGGTACACCACAGTTTCACGCAGTTCCACACTCATTTGTTCCAGTTTCTTTTTCATCAACACCAGTTGTAGTGCACGTTTGCCCACACTGGCATCACCGGTGTATTCTTCGTGACTACGGCGTTCTTCTTCTTCGATTACAGTTTTACACTTGTGATAGTTTTCAAAGAACTCGCCTAGCTTTTCGCCAATGGCGGTGTACACATCGTCGGTTTCGCCACCCTTTTTGTTGAGCTCAATTACACGATTCTTTTCTTCTATGTACTGTTTGCGTTGTTCGGATGTGGGCGGACTGTTCTTGTGCGCTTTGTTGAACTGTTCGTCAAGGTCTTTAAGTACGCCTTTAACGTCACCCGCCGCGCTCTTGATGTCTTTGTATAGTTTACACCCTGCTTTGACAGCAGACACCGCACCGTTAGCTAGTGCGAATAGTGTTATCGGATCCACTTCGTACTCCTAGCTGGTACGGGGATTTATTGAGCATGTTATTATTGATTATCGCCCCAATATATTTAATTATATTGGGGCTTTAATTCTATGCGGGCTTTTGGATACCGGCCCGTTTGTACACTTGTTGTACTGCTTGTGCTTGGCTCACACAGTCTTCTAAGGCATTGTGCAAGCCCACTTTGCCTTTCACTCTTGGATCACCATGTACTGCAAACAGGGTACGACTGTCACATATTTGCCAATACTGCCACGGAACTGGCCAACCATACTGCCTATAGATATTTTCTAGTATGGCAATATCAAACACTGGCCCTTGACACCAGATGTTTTTTACCCCCACCAAGAAACGATTTAATTCGCGATACATGGTTTCTACTGGCACACGTCCATCCAAGCCCAAGGCTTCTTCACGCACATCCTCGGCCTGATTCATCCACCACTGTAAGGTGTCTTCCTGTACGTCACGCCCACGTGCTATCTGTTCGTCGGCATCAATGCGTAGATATATTCCCGGACCCGGGTCACGCAAGGTATAAGGATCAAATTTGACTGCACCCAGAGTCAATATGGTGCAGGTGGGCAAGGTACCTAGTGTTTCTAAGTCCAACATACAGTCAATAATAATGTCTCCGTTGTGGTTGTGTAATCAAAATCTTTCTTATTTTCCAGTTAACACCGAGTGACTTTCAGCGGCCACCACACGCTTTCTTAAACTGCTGCTAGAGAAACTGTGACTACGTTCATTGAACACCAGCTCGATGCCACGTATACCACATTCTTCTCGACCAGTAAAATCCCGGTTTCGATATTCTTCACCCAAGATACGCACATCTACTGGAAGTATCAGCAAAAGGTCACATAAATCACGTTCGGTAGTGTATACTACAACTTCATCCACATAACGACAAGCAGCCAACTGTATTTGACGTTCCACAATGCTCTGTATGGGTGCATTTTTGGTATCCGGCCTGTCTATTGATGCATCGGTTTGTAAACCCGCAATCAAGTAATCGCAGTGATTCTTAGCTTCGGCCAACATGGCAATGTGTCCGGAATGTAAGAGGTCGAATTGCGAAAAGGTTATACCAATTTTTTTACCTTCTGCTTTAAGATCTTTGATCTTATTAAAAATCATACCAACTCCTCTAATATGCCCAATGCTTCTGCAATAACAAACAACCCGCCAGCAAGTTCAAAGTTCAATGTTGCTAGGCCGGCGCCGGCACAGATTCGTACTACACTTTTGGCAATACTGATAACGAAGTGCCCTCGACTGGGATCTTTAGGTTGTATTTGCATTATTGATCTGCCTCGATTTTTACCATTAGTGGGAATCCGTTGTTACGTGCCAACACTGTTACTTCAATACCTTTTTGTTCGGCCATTTCATAAGGCAATACTGCTACCACGGCCGAACCTTCTTCGTGTACTTTCATGGTGAGTGCTTCAGCAGCACCTTCATCGTAGTGAAATATCACTTTGAGTGTTTCAACCACAAACTCCTGTGTGGTAGTTTCGTCATTGATATAGATCACACGAAACTGTGGTGGTTCGGGTATATTGGTTTTAATTTCTATTTTCTCACGAATAATGGTTTCAGTTTTTGACATTGCAATCTCACAAAAGATTAAAGGGGTATAGTAGTATACCCCTTATTATATGCTAAATTGCGTTACTTAGCAAATGTTATGGCAATTTTCTTTGGCTTTTTCTCGTCTGGAACTACTCGTTCTAGCGCAATAGAAAGGATACCATTTTTTACCGTTGCGCCACGAACTTCGATATTGTCGGCCAGCGGAATTGTTCTAGAGAAGTTTCGAGCACTGATACCTTTGTGTAGGTACTTGATCTCGTCGTCCTTTTTCTCTTTTTCACCCTTGATGGTGATAACATTCTCCTTGATCTCAAGATCGATTTCGTCTTGAGCAAAGCCAGCAATGGCCAGTTCCAACACATAGTGTTCATCGTCGAGTTCGACAATGTTGTGTGGCGGATAGTTACCATCTGATTTACTGTTGGCAAATGTACGATGCAGTTCATCAAACATCTGATCAAAGCCAATGGCTCCGCGAGTTAGTTGTGCATGTAAGCTGGGTAAATCAATCGTGTGAAGTGTAAAGTTTGTCATGTTGTTTCTCCTTAATAAGCAAGTTTTATGACTTTTGAAATGTAGCCCCACCCGGGCACTACACAAATATTTATTATACGCTGTTAGATATAATATGCAACTATTTTGGCAAATTTATCCAGAATGTCTGCTCAAAAATTCGGCAATTTGGCTACGTTCAAGATCGCTCAACAGGTCCACGTCCTGACGCCCTGATTCAATTTCGTCTACCAAGTGACGGATGTACATATCATCGTAGGCCAGGATGTCACGTTGTTCACTATCTACTTCGATCCATTTTTGTCCGTTGAACTTGAACAGTCGATTGGGCAAGTAGTCGGTACGCAGGTACACATCGCCTTTGTTGGGATTTACCGGAAACTCGTTGCCAAATCCACTGTGTGCGGCCTTGGCAGTTTCGGGCAAGTTGTCAGCCTGTGCTTCCAAATGACTGTGCATTACACCACGGCCACGTGCCGGAGCTGCTTCGCGCACAATGGATCTTGCGGGTTCAATTACACCGCCATCTATGGTGACATTTACAGTTTCTGGTGGCGTTACATAGTCGCCAGGACGTTCCATGTCTGGAAATTCTTCCTCCGCAGTCGGTGCCACTGCCGGCTTCACGGGCACAACATAGTCTTCGCCCGAATGTTCTTCTACAAATTCATATTCGTACTCGGGTTCGGGTGCAGATATGGCATCCAGAGCCTCCCACTCTTCGGGTGTGATAACCACCGTGGGTTCGGGTTTGGTTTCGGGTTTTGGGTAATCTTCGGTAAATCCCGCATCTGATTCGGGATCGGGCCGCAGTTCTTCCACTGCGGGTTTTTCGCCTACATCTGCTACATAAGGATCAGGAGGTTCTCCGGCCAAGTTAGTTACGATCTCGGACTGCGTATCTTTGGTGATCTCGCCAGATCTATGTTCCTCCTCCTGTCGCGCCCGCTCTTCTCGTATCCAAGCAAATGTCATTTGACTTGCTAATAACATTACAACTGCTAATGGATCAAATACAATAACAATTAATATAATCACCCATGTTACTGCTCTTTCAAGTATATTGGCATCAGGATTACTACCATATACAAAAGCAGCAATATACTTGATTGGACCTACCTCAGCTTCTACCTTGCGATTCTCTGCGGCAAAAGGTGCTCTCTCATCGTTAAGAGCAGATATCTTCTTCTGACTTTCCACGATTTCGTTTTGAAGCCTTTGTCTATCTTTGAGTTGACTACGCCGTATCTCATTGGCTTTAGTGGCACCCTTTTCATCGTCTGTGCGACTAAGAACTTGGTCAACACTCGCATCCATTTGATTAAGTTGTTTGCGGTTGGATTCGATGTTGTCTTTTTCAGTCTTGATTTTTTCATCGTATATTGCCACCTTTGCTTGTACATCGCCACTTACTAGTGTTTGGTCACTGTGTGCTTTGGAAAGGAATCCAAATATGCCCAGACTGGTAATAATCATTAAAATGGTTACCGCGGTGACTGCGTAGGTTTTCATCAAGAGGGGTAATCGAGTCCAGTGTGCCTTGATCCACGACGCAGTTACCAATTTGCCCACTTCCAGGCTTACACCCATGATTGCAATTGGTATGGCAGCAGCCGAGAAAATGGCCATCAAGCCCATCACAGAATAGTAAATGGCCACGCCCGAAATGGTAAGCCCGGAAAGTAATAAGAGAACGGCAAGTATCATAGTAATAAAAGATGTTTAGTTACTTATTCTACTATGATACTGCATCAATGTCAAGGGGTTTGGTTAAACTATGTTGTTGCCGATTGCAGTTACAAATAAGTTACCGGTTGTTCCGTCGAAATTAAAATATTTGATATACATACTTTGGTGTGATGTAACAAAAATACTAGAACCGTTTGTAGATTGCCCGCTAGACACCCCGTGATTGAACTGTGTGCTGCCGCCAGCCGGACTCATTACCAGCACTTCCACTGTTTTGCCTATTGTAGTTGCTAGGTTGATCAAATTGGCAGTGAGAGTTGTACCGGGCCCGGTTGTGTGTACATGTATCAAATCGTCTGTATCAAAGTTGATTGGAACCACATTGGCCACTAGGGTGGGCTGTGTTGCATTGTGGGTAATACCCTTGGTTGAACTAAAAGTCCCATTAACAACAACATTGCCGGTGTTTAACGTCTTACCCGCGGCCATAACAACATTGCGATTTAATACTAAATTTGCAGTGCTATTAGTGAGACCAATTTGTATATCAATGTTGCCTGTAGTGGATTGGATTGTGTTATCGACAAACTTTAATTGACCAACTTGTAACTGGTTGGCTCCGTTGATTTGTAACACACCGTTTGTAACAGTAAGTGCTGCACTTATTGCGGCGTTAGCAGTATCTTGGATGTATATTGATCCCGGACCAATATAGACACTCTTCCATTTTCTGGTCTCATTACCAAGGTAATATGTATTATCAAGGCTAGGAGTTATGTTACCGCCGATGTTGCTGTCTGCGGTTAAATTAATACCTGCAAAGGTCGGAGTGGCATTTGCAGAAACATCCTGCCCAATACTAACAGTAATAGTACTGCCTAAACTAACAGTGCCACCGCCCGTGACGCCTGTTCCTGCGTTTACTGTGACTGTTGAATTTTGTAATTTAACGTTTTGTATACTGCTTGCAGCCAATGCACCGATAACATCAGCATTGCTTAATGTTATAGCACCAGTACGTGTATTGAATGTTGTTACTCCGTTGCCGCCGACTGGAATTCTGTCCCAAGTCGCACCGTTATAAATTACCCAGTCGCCTGCAACAAAAGTAGACCCTAGGTTGGTACCACCGGTAGTAACTGCATATTCATATCCAGTTGTACCTACGCCATTGGCCAATGTTGGTACGTTGGTATTAGCGTTCCATGTGCCTTGATAACTTACTCCGCCTAACAACGAAGTAGGAATTTGTGATAATGTAAGTCTACTTGCGCCGTCTAATGTAGCAACACCGCTGGCTGCGCCCAGTTGTGTTAATGGGATAGCCGCAGTACTCTGAGTTGTTGCGTCAGCAAAAGTAATACCACCACTGTCTATTGTTAAACTACGACTAACACTATTACTATTAATAGCACTAGTCCAAAACTGTATGTTGCTGCCTTGGTTAGTTCCGGTTTGATCTTGGCTGGAAACAAAATCTATACGAGCTGTACTTAATGCAGGCCATCCTGCGGTGGTATAAGGAGTGGCACCTACTCGACTAACAACTTCTCCGGACAATACTGCGGAAGGAGCAGTGCTAGATCCATTGTATCTGCGGCCAATGTATGCTGCATATCCTGCTTGGCCATCATTGTAAATTCTGCTGCTGTTGTTAGGTTGCCCTGTTACGTGGAGTAATACACCAGTATTCTGCGGCGCTTGGACTGAATTCGTTGAACTTCCAATAATATCAATGCCCGAGTCAAGGCTATTGACTACTGGTACATAAAAATTAATAGTTTTGTTTGATAGACTTTCAATCAGTAAATCACCTGCAGGCGACTCAGTAACAAAATTACCAACTATATACACATTACCTGTGCCATTACTAGCAATAGTAAGATCCTGATTTGTGCCAGTGGAACTCATTGTAGCCCCATTGAACACTATATTGCCGATTCTATTACTACCTAGAGCAATAGGATTACCACCAGGAGTAATGCCGTCACTAATCCTTAAGTTACCAGTCTGTTCGTTGTAGAACATATGGCCCGGTTTGCCGACATATATATTACCGTTTGTACCGTTTGCTCTACTAGTAAATAATTTTTGGATTGCCATCGGGACTTAACCTTCCCAGGGTTCGTCTTCGTCTGCAATATGTGCCAACAATGTGGGCATTGCCGTCATCATGGGCATGCCAGCGTTGCGTTTCATGATCGTTAATTCGTCCTCGTGCCCGCACTCGCATGGCTCATGTCCACATTCGGGGCAAACCTCTTCACCGGCTATTTTCTTCAGTAACTCTAGTTTCTGTTGCAAGGGTGGAACCATAGGCTCAACATTGATAACTTCTACGTTTTCGTCAGTTTCGGGTTCAGGTGCCGATTGCATTTCGATATCAGCGCCAGGACGATTGGTAATCTCAGTACCAGCTTCTTTGCCGTCTACAACGTCAGCCAGTTTGCGTAAAATTTCTGCTATGTTCATGATATATTAACCGTTAGTATAAATGTTTCCGCCAGTTGTTGGCCCTGCTATACCGCTTGCAGCCACGTTGCCAACTTGTACAATTGTGATTGCAGCAGTTGCACCGCCCACTGGCAGTAGACTTAGCGTATTACCCAGTCCTTGCATATTGAAATCGTTTTTTCTATTGGGCACTATTAACGGATAAGCACTGGAAGACACTGCTGTTCCGTTGATGTTGGCATAGCAAGCCACGTTAGAATATACTATGACCTTGGTGCTATTGATAGCAGGTGTAGTTATCGCAGTTGCTGAATTGTATGTTTGTGAATAAGCCATTCTCTAATCCTTGGGTCTTTGTGTTATTTATCTACAATGTTCAAGGTACTAGGACTTGTAAACGGCATTTGAAGCACACGATTTGGAGCTCCAAGCAAACTGCCTGACACATTGGTATAATCCACTGCACTGCCTGAATCGGGCATGGCGTTTTTCACTGCGGTAGCCGACAAAAATGATCTAGCTTCGGTTGCAGTCATTGTGGGTCTAGCTTGCATCACACAGGCCAGTACCCCGGTCACTTGTGGAGTGGCCTGACTGGTTCCGGTATCTTTGCTGAGATAAAATATGTGTCCGTACGGACTATTCGGAATTGTAACATTGGTGCTTCTGGGATCTTGCACTGCCTGTGCACCATTCAATGG